CCTCTAAAACAGACCTTTTGAATACAGTGTTCCACTTTAGCAGGAGGTGGTGTGTAAACCTGATAATTTCTACCCCACGCAGAATATAATACTTTTATATTTTCAGGTGGTTCAATAGAAAAGTGAATAGACGGTGTAATATAAACTACATTTTCGGGATGATCGAGTGTTTTAAAAACTTCAATTCCTTCACATGTCATACTATCCTGTTTGAGTACTCTGAATATCTTATTGCTATTGTATTTACTATAATACATCAGTGTCAATATAATTTCGTCATCACCATTATCCCAAATTCCAAATGTTCGGGTATTCCATATAGTTGGATCATATTGGATTATACGAAATTTACCGTTTTGAATTTCAACATATCCTCCACAAAAGGTATCCATTATTATTACATTCATTCATAATCTCTAATTACCATTCCTACAGGAAAACGCGGTACTCCTAACACCGTCATATTCTGATATCTAACAGTAAGTTTTTTTCCTATTATATGTTCTTTATTCTCGAAAGCCCTTCTTCTTGATTCCATAGAACCCTCCGGACGGACAGAGAATTTTTCACCACTTTCAGTCACACACTCCCATATAGGTGTACCTACATCTTTTCCAGTTCCTTCATGTACACCTATGATTTTAAATTCATCCGTCTCGAACATTTTAAATTTTAATAAGTGATTTGATCTTGTACATGGTTCATATACACTATTACTGTTACGAATCATTACCCCTTCATATCCCTGTTTAATAAAGATATCATGTACATGTTGAAGTTCGGATTTTTTATTTACCAATATTGTATTGACCGTAATTTTTTTCATTCGTTGTGTGAATGGTAGTTCAGGTCGGTTCTCATCGTAATAATCAAATACATGAAAATCCAGAGTTTCTGGACATGTCTTGAAGGCACTGGTTATATCTTCGAACGTCATGCCATGTTTATAACATTCACCATCGAGATATTCTCCATCTTTTAAATGTTTTCCCCAATGTTCAGTACCTGGTACAACCTTTCCTGTCCTCGAGAGTCCTCCTTTATTAGATACAAGCAGGCGAACTCCATCAAGTTTAGGTTGTACATAGAATGGTTCTTGTATGTGTTTATTTCTTTCTTCCCATTTATGTGCCAACATAGGAGTTACTTTATGTTCATGTTGATTTTTCCATATAGTAGTAGCTCGCTTCAATGCACTATCATATCCAAGAGGTACATGTATGACACTCTCTGATTTCTTTCCATCAACAAGTCCAGTTGTTTTTACTATATTTGCAGTTCCATCAGGTAATTTGTCTACACGGATATAGAACATGCGTTGGCGTCCGCGTGTATCAGTTTTTATAATAGTATCCATTATAGTAAAATGGTACAAGTTGTAAATTATGAAAGGATGGACCGACTTAGGCCTCCTCCGTTCACGAGGATACCCTTTAACCTGAATACTATATGTATAATAATTATCATACTTTCAATATTATGTTTATATAAGCGTCATATAGATCTCAAACGACCCCGTCAACTATACGGTACTTGATACATTCATCCGCATTGAGATAACTGTCGCGTTTCATGAGATCTTTGAGTATATTTTTAGGAATTCTGGTTTCCGTCTTATATAATTTCTTTAACATCTTCATGAGCTTTTTACAAGTGTCTAGTTCATCTTTGAACTCCCTGAATTTTCCATAAAATCCAGTAGAAATTTGATGGATGAGAATGTGTGAATGCTTTCCCATGCGTCTTTCATCGCCACCGAGAAGGATAAAAGTCGCTGCACTGCAGCATGTACCACCTACGATAGTAGTGATGTGTAATTTGGATCGTCTCATGGCATCCATAGCACTCATACCAGAGAAAAAATCACCTCCATTGCTATGAATATGAACTCTTGCATTTGGAGTGTATCCGTGAATATCTACAGCCTTTTTCAAAAGTGAAATTTCGAGTGTATGTAGAGCTTTGATGAATTCCAATACAGCATCACGCGTGATATCTCCATAGTAGTAGATATCCGAACCAACGACTTCAATTTTATATTCACCACATGTATCTTCGTTTTCGTCGTCAGAACTCATTGTATATGTTTCGTATCTTCTTTTTAACACGCATAACTTCACTTTGTTTCATTTTATTTCCGAGAGCCAAATGATTCATAACATCAAAATCACTACTATTTAGATTGTATGAAACGATATTATCATAATTACCATTGGCTGCATACATTCTGATCACAGAGAGTTCTTCTACACCTATATTTGAATGACATTGTCGTTTTTGTATATTTTTCAACTTTTGCTGTCGCATCTTAAAGTTACCATACTTTGTCCACGCACTTCCGGGTTTTATATCTTCTGGTTTTAATACAGAATCCATGTAAAGTTTAGGTATGGCTATACCTGATACTATGTAATAATGCATAAAATCCCAATCACCTTTATACATCAGTGTATCGTATTTGTCGGCTATAGATAGAGAATCTATAATTTCTGGATGTATCGTATTTGAATTAAGATAATTACTATGGAATACATCACAGATATGCCCATGTTCATGAATATTTTGAGAAAGATTGAAGTTCCCGGGTGTACAAAGTATATCAGATATTATATCTTTTGAAGTTTTGAATATATCTTTATCATCTGAATAATTAAGATAATCGAAAAAATTACGAATATTTCCCCTACATTTCTTAGCTGCATCTAACGAATCTGGTGCGAGAGTAGCTATAAGTTCAGGTGAACGTTGAGGCATTATTATGAGTTCAAAGTTAGGCAACATATACACCTCTGTGGAGATAATTACAAGTCTTCGTGTATTGTCATCTATTAGCTGCTTAACAGATGATTCAAAACCATCTATAATTATATATGTATTACTATTTCCCGATAGATTTGTTTTATTGATCATATCAGATTGAAATTCTACACTATTAGAAGCGTCCAATACACTATTTACAACGAATGATTTACCAGTACCTGTAGCTCCACATACAAATACATTTTTTCCCTCTGACACATATTTCTTCAGGCGTTCAATCTCAACACCATGAAGCGTTTCCAATGGTTCCTTTTTTTGTGGTAATATTGTAACAAAAGCATCCATGATTAATAATGATGACGATGATGATCTCACTAAACAAGCTTTAGATTATTTTATGGAAAATAATACGTTGAAGCGTAGGGTATTCCCTTATTTATGTGGTATTGCATTCTTTAATATTATTATATTTATTACGCTTATTTATATTGCGATTAAAATTACTGTAAATCAATTACAACCTGTTCAATCTGTCTAATCGCGTGTAAATCTTTCTTAAGTTCCTCTTTCATTTCATCATCTTTTAAAAATGTTTCAATTGGATGTATGTGCATTATTTCAGGTTTGAAAAACGCAGAATCATCAGGAAATTCCTTTTCAAACATTTTGATTATACTCAATGGTATAGGTGGTGACTGCTCAATGAGCCGGTCATATTCTCCGCGACAGTATTCAACCATTTCAGTACCGTCGTGAGTTCTTTCTTCAAGTGGTAGAGATAACTCTAAACGTATGGTTCTAGATAGTTTTCCATATTGAATAGACGCAGCACGATGTCCTTCCATGAGTTCGTTTATTTTCAGAAATTGCATTATGGTAGTCATTATAGCAGTAATAATGTTCATACTTCCTATGGCGAGTGGAACGAGTGGTCGTACGCTTAATGGGAAGGTTGACTGTGCAAAATTTGCCGTTCCAGTCACTGTGCTTATAACGATTATAGGGAGTGTGTACCTCATGCTAGATTTTTTGTACATTATAAATGCTTGATTATTCATGTATCTGTAACATGCTGCAGCCTCACCCCAAGACTTGAGTATCTTTTCTTGTTGTGGATGCCATATCTTTTTTACTTTGTTCATACTAATATTTGTATATAAATAATTTCATGTAATATATAAATGAAGCAAAATGTTAAATTTTCCATTGCAACTGTAATAATATTCATACTCATAGGTGTTATCATGTGCCTCGTGACAAAAAAACAACAAGTAGAAGTGCCTGTGGAAATACCAAAGTTTTATCATGTAGAAATACCTGTTAATACTGAACCTGAATTCAGGCCACCTCCCATAAAAGAATATAAACCAGGCCATGTTCAGCAAATGGGTATACTATTGGGTGAAGATGGCGAAACTTTACCCTTATATGGTAAAGAGGTTCGTGGTAGGAGAGACCGGTATCATTATTACACATCTACACCCGGACAACAAATATATTCAATTCCAGTGAGTTACGACAATCGAGACTGTATGGATGATATAGGTTGTCAAGAGTTGTATGGTCAGGAGAAAGTGTCTGTTCTTGGGAAGGGTACTCCTTATGAAGCCAAATTATATCGTACCGAAAATTTCTTTATATAAAATAAATGACTCTCAAGAGGGATGCGGTAAATCGGGGTATCAGACTCACCTACGAAAAAAACGGAAAGCGTGTCAGGAAGTCTGAATCCAGATTAATCAAAGAGATACGTGAACATGATGAAAGTATCATCAGAAAGAGAGTGAGTCAGACGAAGGGTATGATACTCATGTGCAAGTCTGTCATGTCCGCACTCAATAATGGTCCCGCTCCTCGTGTGCGAAATAAACCCGTGACCCCACCGCCTCTCATCATTAGGGCTGCACCCCCGCCTCCGCCTCCTCCTCCTCCGCCTCCTCCGCTCATGAAGAAGTCTAACGTACCCAACGTCGTCGCCAAGGCTAACTACAAGGGCCCCGTTATACCCATGAGTCTCATGAACGCCCTGAAGGCTAATCTCAATAAACGTGGCATCAAGAAAAAGTTAAACCAAAACGCAAAGCCAAAAGTCGCTTAGCTTCTCTCATAGATGGTTTGCTCCATAGTAACCACCTTGACCAGAATCCAGCCGTGTACATTCCTTTTTTGGTCCAGGTCTCTCCCATGCGTCGATGGCGCGAGAGATATCTTTGCATTCTTTTGGGATCTTTGTGGATGGTATAATCCGAATATCCCGCACCACCGAAATCAACCTTTTTACCATATGGAAAAATTACTCTGTACTTCTTTTCAGGTTTGGGACTTTTAATGAGCTTAACTTTCATTTATACTACTTAAAGAAATAAATCCATATACATATAATCAGTCCAGTTAGCTCAGCGGTAGAGCGCCAGGCTTTTAACCTGGTGGCCATGGGTTCGATCCCCATACTGGACACGCTGGGATGCCCGAGTGGTTAAGGGGGACGACTTAAGATCGTCTGCACGTAGTGCTCGTGGGTTCGATCCCCACTCTCAGCAAGCTCGCTCGGCTCCTATAGCTCAGTTGGTAGAGCGACAGGCTGTTAACCTGTAGGTCACTGGTTCGAACCCAGTTGGGAGCGTCTTTCCGTCTTTTTAGCTCAGTTGGTAGAGCGCTAGATTTGTAATCTAGAGGT